GTATCTGGAGTTACAAAACGAAAAGAAGAGGCAGCGGCTCAAGAGACTGCTCAACGTGCAGCCGAGGCTGATGCTACAAAAGTTCAAGCAGATTCAGAAGAGCGTAGAAAACGCCAGACTCAAATGAAAGAACAAGAGTACACGAAGCGAGCGACTGGTTCCGGCGGCGGTCGGTCTGGATCTGTTTTAGGTTCGGCTGGAATGAACGCAAATAGTAACATGAAGTACAAAACTTTGTTGGGTGAATAATGAGTAACAATAGCTTATCAAGACGTAAAATGTTTGATCTTGTGCAGACTCAGTTAGAATCTGAGCGCACTTCTTTCTTAACACACTGGCAAGAATTATCTGATTTTATCGCGCCACGAAGAGCACGAATCAAAGACTGGGATACAAACAGAGGTGATAAGCGCAATCAAAATATCATCGACTCAACTGGGACTATGAGCTTGCGTACGTTAAGATCCGGCATGATGAGTGGCGTAACAAGTCCAGCTCGTCCGTGGTTTAAACTGACGTTGAGTGATCCAGAATTATCTGAATATGGACGAGTGAGACAATGGCTTGATGCTGTTACTGCTCGAATGAATACAGTATTTTTACGATCAAACTTATATAATGTGTTGCCGATTATTTATGGTGACATGGGTTTGTTTGGCACTGGAGCTATGGCTATTGAAGAGGACTTGAATGGAAACGTGTTCAACTTTGTACCGTTTCAAATTGGATCTTATTCTGTCGCTCAAGGTCCTAACTTAAAAGTAGATACGTTTAATAGAAAATTTAGAATGACAGCTCGTCAGATGGTAGAGAAGTTTGGAATAAAAGATCCTAACTATCCTATGAAAATTGATTGGACTATTTTTTCTCAATCCGTTAAAGACGCTTACGATAAAGGTCAGTTCGAGACTTGGTTTGATGTCACTCATTTTATTAGACCAAACGAATTGTATAAACCTAATAATCCGTTTGCTAAATATAAAAAGTATACAAGCTGTTATTACGAACACAGCACATCTAATAATGCGCAGACTGATTTATTCTTGCGTGAATCTGGATATGATTACTTTCCTATCTTATGTCCTCGATGGGAGATCAACGGCGAGGATGTTTATGGAACTTCTTGCCCTGGAATGGAAGCATTAGGAGATGTTAAGCAATTACAAGTAGGTGAGAAAAGATCTCTGCAAGCGGTTGATAAAATGATTAACCCACCACTTACAGCTCCAACGGCAATGCGAAATTCAAAAGTAACTCTTATGCCTGGAGATATTAACTACGTTGATGTCCGTGAAGGTTTGCAAGGTATACGATCTGTATACGATATCAATTTCAGAATTAATGAGCTTGAACAAAAGCAAGCTCAGTGCCGTACTCGTATTCAAAGAGCGTTCTTTGAGGACTTATTCTTGATGTTAGCATCGAGTGATCGTCGCCAGATTACAGCTCGTGAAATTGAAGAGCGTCACGAAGAGAAATTGTTAGCGTTAGGTCCGGTGTTAGAGCAGCTTAATCAGGATTTATTAGATCCGTTGATTGATAACTGTTTTAAGATCATGCAAAAGCAAAGACTTTTACCACCACCGCCGCCAGAAATTGCAGGTGCAGATATGAAAATTGAGTACATCTCAATCATGGCTCAAGCTCAAAAGATGGTAGGTATTGGAGCTGTAGAAAGATTCAGTGGCTTCGTGGCTCAAGTCGCGAACATTGATCAAACAGTGCTTGATAAAGTTAATGCTGATTCTCTTGTCGATGTTTATTCTGATTTAACAAGCGTCCCTTCAAAGATTTTAAGAACTGAGGATGAGGTTAAGTCTATTCGTGGTCAACGCGCTCAAGCTCAGCAGCAAGCTCAGCAGCAGCAGACTATGATGGCTGGAGCTAAGGTCGCAAAAGATCTTTCCGGCGCAACACTCGCAGATGACAACGCGCTGGCAGCGATGATGAAAGGTGGGGTAGTACCTAATGGACTATAAAAAACTACTCAATGATGATTTAAAATTTTTATTAAGTACGCAACATGGCCGTCGTTATTTACACGAGCTATTGGATTATTGCGGTCTGTATCGAACAAGCATGACTGGATCGAGTGAGACTTTTTTCCGTGAAGGAATGAGATCAACTGGACTCAAGATCTTGGCAGATATCACCGAGGCAGATCCAGAGGCGTACTTAAAAATGATGTCTGAAACAAAAAATCTTAAAGAACAAATAAAAGTATTTAAGGAAAAAACACGAAAGGAATCTACAGATGAGTGAAGTGGTACAAGATACAACCATAACTACAGAACAAGTCGAAGCAGGTGCAGCCGATGTCATATTCAAGGATGATAAAGCAAAGGACGCGCAACAAACAGAAGGTGCCGAGATCAAGGCAGAAGCAGAAGGAACAAAGCCGGAGACAGAAGTTAATGAGTCGCCAGCTACCGAGGACAAGCCAGCAGAAGAGCCAGCGACATCCGAAGTAGAATTGAAGCTCGAACTAAAGGACGGCGTAAGCGAAACAGATCTATCAGAGGTTTTAGAGTTTGCAAAAGAGAACAAGTTATCTCAAGAGGCAGCTCAAAAAATTATTGATAGTCGGTCAGCTTTACATTCTAAGTTTGCTCAAGCTCAAGCTCAAGCTCTTTCAAACGCTATCGAATCATGGAAAACTGAGGTCAAGAACGATCCTGAAATAGGCGGCGATAACTTTGGTAAAAGTATCGAATTAGCTAATCTGACTATTTCACATTACGACAAAGAATTTAAAGACGTGCTAGATAAAACTGGCTTAGGAAACCATCCGAAAGTTTTAAGATTACTTGCTCGTATCGGTAAAGATTTACAGGATGATTCGATGGTGAGAAGCAAAAGTCATGGTGCTCCAGAGAGCCGAAGTGACTACGACTTATTTTACCCAGATCAAAAAACTAATTAACAAAAACAAAAACGCATAACGCGAAAGGATTTTAAATGGCTACATTAAACCAAACAAAAAACACTCTTTTAGATGTTGCAAAACGTCTAGATCCAAACGGAAAGATCGCTAAGATCGTAGAACTATTATCGGTTGATAATGGTATTTTAGATGACATCATGTTCAAAGAAGCGAACGAAATGACTTCTCATGTAACTACAGTGCGAACTGGTTTGCCTGCTGTATACTGGCGCTTATTAAATGCCGGAGTTCAACCTTCAAAAAGTACAACTGCTCAAATCAAAGAGGGCATTGGTATGTTGGAAGCTTGGTCGGTATGTGACGTTAAGCTTGCTAAAATGTCTGGTAACGAAAAAGAATATCGTTTATCAGAAGCAAAAGCTTTCTTGGAAGCTATGAAACAAGAAGCTGCTCAAACTATATTCTATGGAAATAGTTCAGTAGCTCCAGAAGAGTTCAACGGATTATCAATTCGTTATTCATCATTGTCTGCTCCAAACGCGCAGAACATTATCAATGGTGGCGGTTCTGGTTCTGACAACTCATCAGTATGGTTAGTTTGTTGGGGTGAGCAAACTGTTCACGGTATCTACCCTAAAGGTTCTAAAGCAGGGGTTGATCACGTTGATCACGGTTTACAAATCGAACAAAATGCAGGCGGCGTAACTGGCGCACAAATGGAAGTTTACAAGGACAAGTTTTCTTGGGACATGGGTATTGCTTTAAAAGACTGGAGATATGCAGCACGTCTTTGCAATATCGACATTTCTAATTTAGTAACTAACTCTACTCCGGCTGACTTAGTTGATCTTTTGATCAAATTAACTCACCGTATACCGAACAAAAATTTAGGTAAATGTGTGATTTATATGAATCGTACAGTGTTCCAATATTTAGATATCCAACGTCGTAATGACATGGTGTCTGGCGGATCTCTTGATTACAAAGATGTTGATGGAAAAGCAATCTACTCTTTCCGTGGCATCCCAGTTAAAATCGAAGACGCTTTACTTGAAACAGAGGCAACGGTTGCATAATGCAGCCGTTCTTTAAACGTAACTAACTTAATTACAAATAGGAGAATAAAATGATTTTAGATAAAGAATTAGAATTTTCAGCGGCTCAATCAGTAACCGCTACTGCTGCATCAACAAACGTAATCGATCTAGGCGTTGCTCGTGACGTCGGAGCTGGCGAAGTTATGGAGCTTGTTGTTGCTGCTAAAACAGCTTTAACAGGTACTTTAGCGACTATCGTTCAAGGTTCTACAGATGAGGCTTTCACGTCTCCTGTAACTCTTCAAACATTGCCAAGTTTCGCGGCTGCTGCTGCTGCTGGATCTAAAGTACAAGCGTACTTACAGCCAGTTGCTACAGCTTACCGTTATATCCGTTTACAATACTCTGGTTTAACGGCTGGAACTGTAGCGGCGTACCTTACTAAAGGCGTTGACGCACAAAAAACTTACGCTGACAATATCACTATCTCTTAATAACTGGGGGTTATGATGTTAGTAGAAGCTAAGCAAACAGGTTTTTTAGGCAATAAACGAATCAAAGAGGGTGAGCGATTCGAGCTTAAAGATATGAAGGTTGAACAGAAAGATCCTAAAACTGGGATCTTGATTAAGACTGTAACTATCAAAGCAGAGGATCAGTTCTCAGAAATTTGGATGGAAAAAATATCTAAAGAAGAAGAGAAAAAATCACCTGGAAAGAAAATCGTTAAGCCTGACCTTAATGAAAATGAAGAAGTGATCTAAAAAAAGAGCTGGGTCTGCGTGCGTTGCTCGCGTGGGCCTGGCTCCATTAAGAGGTATATATGGCTTTTAATACCGAAGTGGCTAACCTTGCCTTACTACATTTAGGTGTTTCAAATAAAACGATAGCGAACCTTGAGACAGAGAGATCTGCTGAGGCTAACGTGTGTCGTATGTTTTATGATCGCGCTCTTGAAACTGTTTTGCGTGATTATGCGTGGCCTTTTGCTACGACGTTTGCAGCATTGAATTTAATTGAAGAGAACCCAAACGATGAATGGCTTTTCTCTTATCAATATCCAAGTGACTGCGTGAGAATGAAAAGAATCTTAAGCGGTATCGTCGAGGTTCAAGCCTCAGATCGAATCGTCTACAAGCTTGCATCTAAAGCGAGTGGAAAAATTATTTTAACTAATCAAGAAAAGGCTCAATTAGAATACGTTAGAAAGATTGACGATCCTAATTTAATGACAGCCGATTTTATTATGGCGTTTAGCTTTAAGCTGGCTCACTACATGGCACCTTCATTAACTGGCGGTGATCCGTTTAAACTTGGTGAGCGAGCTAAGAATAACTATTTAGAAGAGATCTCAGAAGCTAGATCAAACGCTTTCAATGAAGAGCAATCAGATATAACTAATGAATCAGAATTTACAAGGAGCAGAGTATGATCGATATGAAAATCACAGAGGCAGAAAAAAAAGATCAAGCCGAAGTATCTGTTTTAGATACAAGCAATTATCCTTATGGATTGAAAATAAATCTTGATCCTAAGTCTATGAAAAAATTAAATATGGCTACTCCTCAAGTCGGTCAGAAAATGATGATCG